TGGGCAGAGCCAATGGAAGACCATTTATGTCAACCTTGGGATTGCGAATCAAGACATCACAGTGTAATAGTCATGGATAGGGTAAGTTCTTCTCCTTGGTTATGTAAAATAGATAATCAGTTCTTTACTGCTAAATACATGTTTACTGTAGATTATACAGACCATGAAATAGCAGATGACCCTGCACAACATAAACAATCACATGTGATGTATTTACTAGACGCAGGTAAATGGACAGGTAACATAGTTGCCTTACCAAACAATAGGGTTAGAGCTACAAGTCCTGCTCTGTGGGTTACAGGCGAAGGTGCTCCTGATTTTTCACCATCTCAGTGGACACACTCAGCAGAGGCACATGAATCTTATTTAGACCCATTTACAACATTTAATAATTTATACGAGGATAGAAGTGGCAATAAAAAGAACAAAAAGCACAGTAAATAAGGCAGGTAATTATACTAAACCTACAATGCGTAAAAATTTATTCAACCGTATTAAAGCAGGTGGTAAGGGAGGTTCACCCGGTCAATGGAGTGCGAGAAAGGCACAGATGTTGGCAAAACAATACAAATCAAAAGGAGGAGGGTATAGAGGATAATGCCACATTACACAAAGAAACTAACAAAAGTAATTAAAGGATTGAGGAAAGCATCTAAACTTCATGCAGGTCAGGCTAAGACTTTGACTAAAATTAACAAAGACCAAAAAAAGGGATATAAGAAAGTTGTCAAAAAGAAAAAAGCGTGACCCTAAAGTTGGCACAGGTAAAAAACCAAAAGGTTCAGACAGACGCTTATACACAGATGAGAACCCTAAAGACACAGTTAGCATCAAGTTCGCCACCCCTGCAGACGCAAGAGCCACAGTTGCAAAAGTTAAAAAAATCAATAAGCCTTATGCGAGAAAGATACAGATACTTACAGTTGGTGAGCAAAGAGCTAAAGTGATGGGCAAGACTGAAGTTGTAGCAATATTTAAAAAAGCAAAAGAAAGTTTAAAAAAAGCACATGAACGAAAAAAGAAAAAATAGATGTGAAACTTGCGAGTGTTATGATTGTGACACAGAGGAGTGTAATTGTGAATGTCACGATGAACAAGTAGCAGAGAAAGGTAATGATTGAGTTTGTGCTTGTGTTTATGATGGGAATAAGAGTAATAGACCAAACACAAACTTTTGAAGATATAGATAGATGTTTGTATTTCGCAGAGAGATTGCAGAAACAACCTTCAATACCACAACAGGAAGGACCTAATCTACAGATAACAGCATATTGTAAGCCTAGAAGGAAAAGATAATGTTAGCAGAACTTGCCGCAGCAAATGCAGCTTTCAGCATAATAAAAAATTTCGTGTCAAACGGAAAAGAACTTTCAGGGTGTGCTAAACAAATATCTGATTTTGTATTTTCAAAAGAACAAATAGAAAAAAATTTAAAAAAGAAAAAGGCTAAAGGTGTTGGGGGTGGAGACCTAGAAGAGTTCATGGCTCTCGAACAGATAAGAGAGAAAGAAAACGAATTAAAACAAATGATGATTTATATAGGCAGACCCGGACTTTGGCAAGATTGGCAAGCCTTCCAAGCAGAAGCTAGAAAGTCAAGACGTTATCAAGAAAAGATGGCAGAGAAGCGTAGACAAGAAATTATAGAATATGCAGGGTATGGAATAGGGTTTATAATTTTAGTATTTTTTGCAGGTGTGTTAGCATGGTTTGCAGGTAAATGGTCAGGAAAATTTTAACACCTTGCATAGGTGTGTGTAAATTAAAAAATAATGTATGTATAGGATGTAAAAGAACCATTGAAGAAATTAAGGAAGCATATGAATGGCACTTAAAAAAGGACAAAGGTCACTAGTTGCGTGGACAAAACAAAAATGGAGAACCAAGTCAGGTAAACCTAGTACACAAGGGTCAAAGGCAACTGGCGAACGTTATCTACCTGAGAAAGCAATTAAGGCTCTTAGTTCCAGTGAATATGCCTCCTCTACGGCTGCTAAACGAAAAGCGAAGAGAGCAGGTAGACAGGTATCTAAGCAGCCCAGCAAGGTTGCAAAGAAAACATCAAAATTTCGTAGATTCAGCTAAGATAAAAGAAAAGTTAAAACAAGAAAGAATAAAAGAGAAGATAGCAAATGATACAAGCACTAATAGGACCAATAGCAAATCTCGCAGGAACGTGGTTTCAAAACAAAATAGAAAAAACAAAGGCAGATGGACAAGCTAAGGTTGCAGAGGCAAAGGCTCGTGCTTCTGTTGCAGAAAAGGTTGCAACAGGCGAGGTTGCATGGGAAGGTAAGATGGCAGATGCAACGGTGGATTCTTGGAAAGATGAGTTTGCGTTAGTGGTATTGCTCACACCTGCTATATTAGTATTTATACCCGGAATGACAGACTATGTTAAACAAGGATTTGATATATTGGCAACTTTGCCAGAGTGGTATCAGTACCTCTTATATATTGCAATTAGTGCGTCTTTTGGAATCAAGGGTGTCGGACAAGCAGCCAAGATGCTGAAGAAAAAATAATGTCAGATACAGTGTCTACAATAAATAAAATAATAGAAGACTACATATTACCGAGTGTTCAAATGCATGGTGGTCACGTTAAGCTACAATCTTTTAAAGATGGTGTTGCCACTATATTTTTAAGTGGTGCTTGTAGTGGATGTGCAATGTCTACACAAACATTAAAGATGGGTATAGAAAATATGTTAAAGCACTACATACCTGAAGTCTTAGCAGTAGAGGGAATAGAAGACCCTAATTCTACAGTGAGTCCATATTATCAATGACACTAAAAGCTAGAATTTATTTAAAGTTATCATCATCTATATGCAAGATAGGTAATTATTTTTGGCATAAACATGTTAAAGAAATACGTAAACAACAAATGGACTTAGGGTTTAAAAGAATATGAATTTAAAAAAACTACAAGATGAATTAGCTAAAGATGAGGGTATAAAATATGAATTGTACCTATGCACAGAAAATCATTTAACTGGAGGTATAGGACATCTTATTACAGAATGGGATGCAGATTACTATGGTAAACCTATAGGATATCCTGTGCCTGAAGAACAAGTTAATGAATGGTTTGAGAGAGACATAGCAACAACTATAAACGATTGTAAACTATTGTTCTCTCAATTTGATAACTTGCCTGAAGATATACAGCATGTACTAGCAAATATGTGTTTTCAACTTGGTAGACCAAGACTATCCAATTTTAAGAACATGATTGCTGCTGTAGAGAATAATGATTGGGAAAAAATGGCAGACGAGATGGAAGACTCTCGTTGGTTCAGACAAACAAAAAACAGAGCCAAACGTTTAATAGCAATCGTTGACAGGCAATATTATAGAGAGAATATTCCAGCATGAGTAGAACATTAACAGAAAGACAACAAAAGTTTCTAGCTGTTTTATTTGATGAAGCAGGTGGAGATGTTGTAGCTGCAAAAAAACTTGCAGGCTATTCTGAGACTTCAAGTACAACAGATATAGTTAAATCTATGAAAGATGAAATACTAGAAGCTACACAATTATTTATGAGTAGAAATGCACCTAAAGCTGCCATGGCTATGGTGGGTGGTCTATATGACCCTACTGAGTTAGGTTTAAAAGATAAGATGATGGCAGCTAAAGAATTACTAGACAGGACAGGCTTAGTGAAGACTGAGAAGATGCAAGTAGAAAGCACTGGTGGTGTTATGCTCTTACCTGCAAAGAATGATGGATAGAAGTGTAGGCAAGTGGAAGTTACCACAACCAACAGACTTAAAAGATGAAGACCACAAAGATTGGATACAAATACCTAGAATAGCTAGAACCATTCCTTTTGGTTATAAGATAAACGATGAAGACCCTGACTTACTTGACCCAATACCTTTTGAGTTAGAAGCTATAGAGATGGCTAGAAAGTATGTAAAACAATACTCCTATCGTGAAGTAGCTAATTGGCTAACAACAAAAACAAATAGAATAATATCTCATGTGGGTTTAAGAAAAAGGTTAATACATGAAAGACACCGTAAGGACAAAGCTCGAACTCTTAGAAAGTGGGCAGCTTATGCCGAGAAAGCAATCGAGAAGGCGAAAGCCATCGAAGAAAAAACAACAGGTGCAAGAGCCTAATATACAGGAAGTTTCGGATGTAGAGGCAGTTCCTGTAGAAGAGCAAAACATAATATTTAAACCTAATGTAGGACCTCAAACAGAGTTTCTTGCGGCAGGTGAAAGAGAAGTTTTATATGGTGGTTCAGCAGGTGGTGGTAAATCATATGCCATGCTTGCAGACCCATTACGTTACATGGGTCATCCATCATTCAGTGGGTTGCTACTGCGACACACAACAGAAGAACTTAGAGAACTTATATTTAAGTCTAAGGAAATGTATCCTCAAATATGGAAGGGTATTAAGTGGTCAGAAAGAAAGATGCAATGGGAAGCACCATCAGGTGCAAGATTATGGATGTCATAC